CGAGTGGCTGAATGCCAATATAGCCATATCTTTCGTTTGAGCCTACGGTGAAAAACTCACGGTGGTAACGGAAAGGAATGACTAACTGTACTGGTTGGTTAGAAGCTAAATCGATGATAACATAATCTAGATTAGTACAATTGATTGGATCATCAACGTATTGGCCTGGTACTGTATAAGGTGCCCAGTACATGACAAGGTGTTGGCCTATTGTTCCGGTGCCTTGCGGGTAGGCTGTGATGATAGCATCAGGAGACCAAAAGCGCATAGCGGACTGCGCATACAAAGCTTGAGCTTTGAGCAGGTCACCAGGATAGGCGTAGGTTGGTGTTGGTTGTGCACTTGCTGTATAGTGCAGGAGATCGATAGTCACTGGTTTCTCGGCAAATTTGTCAAGCATGATTGGAACAAGCTTGTTGGTGTTGCGTTTGCCTGGGATGATTAAGGCACGTGCCGGAGCGTTGACAGTGGTGCCTTGAGCGGTGTGAAGAGCGAGTGTCTCTGAGGTGAATTGAGATGGTTCCTCGAAGTCGGTACGGAACTGACTGAATGGAGCTAAGCCAGGGAAGCCAACAGCACGTTTGCTTTCGAAGTCACGTCCACCTGAGATATAAAAGTGGAGTTGAGGACTATTAGTGTAGTCGGTGACATCAGAAGACATTGCTGTACAAAGATAAACGCGGAGTTGACCGCATGAGCTGTACTCGCCAGTTCCTCCATCAAGTGCGAGATCGGAATCACGCATTGGTGGGACTAGCCATTCATGAGCTGAGATGTAAGGAATCTCAATAAAAAGTTCACGATGATCTGGATCGAAGTCATGAATGATGGTTGGTCCAGTAACAGCTTGTTCATAATGAGGAGCAGGTCCATAGTCTGAGTAAGCATAACAGAAAGCAAATCGAGCGACAGTTTTGGCTGGTGCAGCAAAGTGAACTTTGAGAATGATGCTGCCACGGTTATAGAAATTTTCTATAGCCCATTGCTCGAGACGAGGAAGAGAAAAGACTCCGGTTGAGCCGGAACCTTGGTGAAGCGTCAGGTTGGACATGATCTGGAAAGGATGCATAGGATAAGATGTAATGAAGGTTTGACCTCCAGTCTCATATGCAACTGTCTCAGTGTTGAAATAAGTGAAGTGATTGGTGTAAAAATCCTTGCTCATTTCATCAATGACTGACATAAACGTTCCAGGGGTGATCTTTTCTGTGCAAGCAGCAAGATCACCGAGATTGTTGGCTGTGTCCACACCGTTGAGAGTGGTGCGAACAAGTGTAGGTTGATCAATTGGTATAGCAGTGAATGTATGGTTCGGTTGATCAGTAGAACCTTGTGGTGGTAGAACCTCGCCAGCATCAGCTGGAACGGGTCCCATTCGTCCGGGTTGCCTTCGCCTGGAGTCAGCATAACGGATGGTTGAAGTAGCTAGAGTACTAAGGAAGTTAGCACCGTCGGACATTCCGCCCATAAGCTTTTCCTTCATACCGCCTCCATAAGCGGCCGTAATATCGGTAGTATTAGTGGCGTCAGA